CTAGACGATTTATAAGACAACTAATACAACAACTAACACACGAAACCAAGAGAGAGAGAGGAAGAAAAGTTAGGTAAAGTAGTAGACCTACGCTGTTAATCCTAGAGAGCTCGCAGGAAAATAACCGTGCTACTTAGGTTTTACCTTTAACTATAGCTTCATCAAGTACTCTCATCGCTTCCGTAACTTGTTGCTGACTTGGTAATTTGCTCTTATTACGACGCCTACCACGTCCTGTACGGTTTCGTTGACCATACGGTCTAGCCGCAGGCGCAGAGGCGGTAGTAGACACAACACCAGGGGTAGTCTTCGGCTTAACTAAAGTAACAGTAACTGGCTTATTCTTCTTTTTCTTATTAGCCTTAGAATCAATCAGACTACCCAAAGCTTTAGCACCAGCAACAACAGCACTACCACCAGGAATTAAAGAACTTACCACAGGTGCCGCGGCAGAAGCAACCTTCTTAATCACACCCCATAATTGGTTCCAATCATTATAACTATCAGGATATCCATCATACAATTTAGCCGAAATAGTATAATATTGGTCTAATGCCACATTATCAGGAGGAGGCGAAGGATGCATAAAAGATGAATACGATGAACCTGCCATAGGAGTCACTTCAACTCCCATACGAATAGTCACGCGCAACATAGTAGTATTTATTATATTTCTAAAACAAACAGAACCAAGTTGAGCGTCTAACAACTGCGGTAATTTATACCCATTAATCGTCTCTGAACCAACCAAAGGAGGACCACCACCAGATGGCCACCAATTGCGATAAAAATACAACATAGACTGATTAATAAAGGGTAATGAAGGGTTATTCAACTTAATAGGCATATAACATCCCTCCTTAGCTCGATATTGCACAGCTAAGGGTAAATTTATTAAATTATCATATGCTAAAGTAGGTCCGGCGTAAACCATTACTGGAACAGAAACACCTGTTGCTGCTGTAGGTAAAGATTGTATCCAACCATTCAATACCTGACCTGCAGTTAATGTGCCATTATCAGTTAAAGTGGCACAATCATACGATATAGTAATACCATAATACGCCAACCTAGCCGTACCAACCTGAGATTGCCAAAAGTTCGCCTTGTCGACATAAGTAGTACCAGTTAATTGCGTATTAAGATACTGACCCCAAGCGACAAGAGCACCGGTGGTTGAATTAGTAATTTGAGCTGTGCTATGTAACACAGGCGACGGCAAGAAAGTAAGTTGAACATCCCAAGGAAAATTTCCAACTGCACTACCAGATACTGTAAACGAATTCTTAAACTCTACAAAACTAACTGGTATGCCTGTCCGATCAGGAATACCCGCTATAGGACCAGTATTGGAGGCAGGATGTAGTGCCTTCATACACCATGATTGACCATCAACAGAAACACCAAGTGTACCATTTGCTAAAATCTGAACCCTTAACCTTTCAGGATCCATTATATAAATCGTCTAGCGTGCGAATACGGGATTTACTCATAATCTACCCTCGCCATAACAGCGAGGGCAGGATGTGCAATGTAGCAAAAAGAAGGCGCAGCAGCCAACATTGCAGATAGTTCGAACAATTCGTCGTTAACGAAACCATAACGTTCATTAAAGAAGTCTACAGTTTCATCATAAGTAGGAGTGAAAGTGCGGATCATATTGACCCCATATGGATGGGTATCTTCTCCAGCTATATTTTGATTATATTTATTATATAGTTCTCGGAAAAGAACGACATTATTATAATGTCTATATTGATGAACAGATTTCGCAGCTTCTAATAAAGCAGCACTTTCTAAATCTTTCATATTATTAACAGATCTAGGATCGTGGGAAAATTTTAGCATCTTAATAATATGACTCAAAACTGGACACCATTGTAACCCATCAGCACCATCTATAAACACTCCCTTCAAGAAAGAAAAACATCGAGGCGAACGAGGTTTAAATTTCATTTTGATACCTAAGTACAAAAATCTTTGAGCTAGGACCTCAATATCTAATCCATCATCAGTATAAGCATGCTCATCACTCAAAGCGAAATACCAAGCGGCCATCATAACAATACTGTTACCTATGGTCGTGTCCGGAGCTCCACTATTTCTAAAAGGTCTATTATCTCGCTTAATCTTAAAACCTGCACGTTCATCATTCACACACGTAGCAGAATGAACATTACGTAAGATATCATCCGCCCATTCAGGTAAACCCAATCTACGCAATGCTCTAGCTTCATACTCTAATGGACCAAAACTTTGACATTGATCAAAGCTACTAGCATCACCTTCATAACCGAAACCTCGATAATAACACAACGAATCATCACCAGCGACAATGACATTAGGTAATTGATCATGTACTATAACATGGTCTATCCAGACATCTAATTGTTCGTCCGTTAAACCACTACCCCAAGTCATATTAACTATATCTCTCCCTTCACAATGGATCACATCCCCTTCAACAGGATAGTCTTCATGCAATCTAGCAGCTAATACTTTAATTAAGGGACCTACTGCTACTTGAACTATGGGAGGGACATTGCTAATCATACGGGGCTTCAAACAACAAGACGGTCTGACTAAAAACTCATCAGTTTTTGTAAACAACGGAACTACAAGATGAGGTAGAACAAAGCCTTCACGAACATAAGTGTCATGAGCATAGCTATACAATTTACGATTGTGCGCCTTAGTTTCAATAAACCATGCATCATACAACTCTTCAGACCAATCTAATTTCCTACCACCAGTGTAGAAACAACTAGCATTATCTATTAAATTTTGCCAGTGATCTCTCTGAACATCTGGTGATAAAGGTGGTTTAGCGACTAATCGAGACAACGCCGCATCGAACATCTCAGGAGTATTATTTATCCCGTAAACAGGTACATTAGTAGACAACAGTGCATAGTACGTATTCGCACACCGATTACGCCCTACGACGTAATTATTACTAACCTGTATAGTACTATCACTTTCAAAGGGTTTATCTAAATGAGGTAAATCTTGACAAGGTATAAACCCTTCGATTGGAGCATACGGGATCATACGAACATCTTCTTCGACCACTCGATCTTCCCAAGGAGATTGATACATCAAAGACTTAATGTTTAACCAATAAGGGGTACGACGATTACCGACTAACCAATTTAAAGCGACATGGATGGGCAAGCGAATATACCAAGGTAAAGCGCTAAGAGCCACATGTACTAATAACTTCATTATGCTAGAGTCACGATAAGTCTCATACAGACCTAAACCAAAAGCAGTTATTATATTATTCTGCAACCAAGTTTCGACTATATAAGTAGTCCAATGATCATACAATCGAAAATATTTCACATTCTTAAGAAGTCGAACTACTAACAAGCACAATTTCTTTATATTACTCACAGTCAACAATTT